GGAGGGAAAATAAAGTCGGCGTTACTCTGGATATTCTGGATCACTAATGTCCTAAACGTATTAGTACCAAAGTCACGAGCGGCGAACTTAACCGTTGCAAAGTTGTTAGCCAGAGAGATAGCCGCAGTAAATAGAAGATCATCTACGTATAACGTCTTACCCGCAGGTACTGTGTACACCGCCATCTGAGTTTGGTTACCAACAGCTAAATCTGCGTACACAACAGCAGGGACACCGGCTGTAGCGCCAGTTGTTCCCACATAAACCGTACCCGCTGCACCTCCACCTGACCCTGAAGTAAGTACAAACGCCCGGTAAACCCGTAGATATTGCTTAGTAGTGGCAACCTGAGTCTGACCGAGCAGCTCTATGTCTTCTTCGATCTCAAGGTAGTTAGTATCAAGCCCCTGTAGTCGTATTGTACGTGCGCCAGTACCAGCAGGGGAAGCGTCAGCTACACTGGAGCTAGAGACATAAACAACGGCTGCGCCGGTAGGCCACGGGTAGTCTCCACCTTGCGTCCATACCGTCTCTTCAGTCCCGTCAACGTCAGGGTTTAACCCAAACTTATATAAAGGGCTAGCACCAACGACGCTGCCTTGGGAAACTCGTAGATTGTAAGGGACTGAATTAGCCACAGCGTTCCTTAATGCGTTGTCTAGCTGATTAAAATACAGCCTAAGTATGTTGTTAAACTTGTCTAAGTAACCCTTGTTATACGCAGGTGGAGCAGTTGGTAGAGCCGGGGCCACGACATTCGTAGAAACCGCCTGTTGGTTCTTGGTAGCCATTAACGTTACCTACGTCCGTCAGAACGCATCTCTATACGAGGTGTCCCTAGCTGCCACGCTACTCCAAGCCCAGTAGATTCAATCTTAAACGCCATCTGCCTGCCACGAATCCGCAAGAAAACCTGACCTGTAAACTCTTCAATAGGCACTGTAGCCGTGCGTGTAACGGTAGCGTTGTTAGTCCCACCTTCTGACAACGGGTTATTGTACCCAGAGCCTGAGTTCTGCATAGGCAGTAAAGTCATAACAGCAGCAGGGGCGGCGGCGGAAGAACCCTCAAACGTTACGTCCGGTAACATTCGGTTGATAAACATAAACTTATCGCCATCATCCAAGTCAAATTCAGACGTAGTAGCAAAGGCATGAATAGCAGTTGTAACCGCAGTCTCGTTATCGTCGTTACCTACTTCATGGTTAACGAGGTTGTTGCTGTAAGTCGCTGCAATAGGTTCACCACGTAAGGAAGAATCCAGCCAAGCAGTACGCGCCATGTTGCCGTAGTACCAGACATTATCCAAGTAGTTGTAAATGACGTAACGGTCCACAGTGATAGAACCCGCAGAGCAGTAGAACCACCATACTTCGTGATAACCCTCATTAGTGCCCGTACAAACTTGATCGTACTGAGTTGTGTTAATATCTGTGAATACGTATTTACGCACATTACAAGGCAGCGGACGTACCGTACCGTCGTACATATAGAACTTATCACGCCCCATCCAATACGCTACAGCACCTGCATACGCCATAGAGTTCTGGCTAGCTATAGAAATATTATCCCCCATTAACTGAGCGCCCCATACTTCAGGAGCGCCGAGATATTGCATGGAATAGAAAGCAGTATCAGTACAAACTAAAATTTCTTGGCGTGCTTGGATAGAGGCTACGATCTCACTACCTGATGACAAGCGTAAACTACCAGCTTGGTTAACCGCAGCGGGAGTCCAATTTTGGAAGTCTTCTTGGTCAGACCAGCGGATGAGCATCGGGTCTTGAACCGCAGTGCCTAGGTCGTTAGCACCAAAAGCTACTACAAAACGGTATATGTCCGACACAGTTACGCTATTAACAACAGTAGGGCAGTCGGATTGTAGGGGGAAATTCGTTGCATTAACGACCAGACCCCGAGTACCTACCCCGGTGCTTGCATCCCAATAGCAGATAGGGCCGCCACGGTACGCAAACACTAGGTCTTCGCCAAAGTTAGACTGACTCCACAATCGAATAGGAGCAGTCGTAACTCCACTGTTTCCCCATGTACCAAGCCCCCAAGCACCTGCGCTCCAGCCAGTAAAAGGTACGCCTATGTTAGAGCCTGTGGTGAGTTGGTAAGCCGCAGTAACAGTGCCGCCGCCAGTAGCTGTGGCATTAGCGTTAGAGGAAGCCGTTATGGTGTACTGATCTGCGGTAACTTTGGTGACTTGGTATTCGTTGTTTAAGTCTAAGCTGCCAACTGTAGTAGCGCCGCTAAAGGTAACGAAATCGCCAGTAATACACCCATGTGCTACGTCATCTACGGTCACTAGGGCTAGGCCGTTAGTAGTAGTAAAGGGGTTAGTTAGCGTTGCAGTTGCGCGAATAGGGGTAATGTCATTGTACGCACCGCCCCGTTCTATATAGAACTTGAGATTAGTGCCCACACCAATGAGGTTTTGGCCGCCTAGCGTTACCCAGTTCCAAAGGGAACGGCACACACCCAGAAACGTGTCCGCAGAAATACGTTGCCATCCACCTATCTTTTCTGGCGTACCTTGCCTAAAGCGTATTTTATCCGCCTCGTACCAACCACCTTCAGAGGTATAGCGCGTGTTTTCGCGGTTAACTCCCGGCTTTAGCTGTAGCTTCTGTAACGGCATTATTCAACCTTATTCTGGGTACTCGCCTGTGGCGATCATAGATGCGAGTTCAACGGAGCGCCCTTTAACGGTGCGGCTCCAGTTTGAGTCTAAGAATTCTTCCGAGGCAGATTTGTAGTCTGCTCGTTCCATCGCATCTAGTGCTAATACGAATTTGCGTAGCTTAGTAGCACCGAGGTTAAAGCTGATGTCAATCATAGCATCTTTTCGCACATCATCAAGGTCGGCAAACCAGCGGTACTCAGAGCTTAGTTCCTTGATTATTCGCGCTATATCGCCTTCTAAAAGGAAATTTACTTCTTCCTCAGAGAGGCCCAACCCACCGTTAATATCGACATTCCTGCCAATACCTATAGTCCAGTGGCCCGCAGGACACTTGTAGATAAGATGACGGCCATTAGTGACAACCTCACCCTCATGCCGTTTAAGCATCTCAATTAGATTCTGCATCCTAGTCGCAAAGCTCGGCTAGAGTCTTCCAGTCTTCCGCTGTCCAGCCAGAAGTATCCACAGAGGCCGGTAACTCTACGGTAATGCCCGACACATTCGCGCCAAGGAAAGCGCCAGCAGCATTAGTGCTACCTTTTAGACACGCCATAGCATTGTCTTCAGGGGTAATTTCGAGACTATTTAACTGCGTGCAGCTAGTCATGAATAAAAACAAGGGAAAAATACTCAATGCTTTCATAAGAACCATCCTTTGATTGACTGAAATATGCGTACTGGGTAGTACAGAGCGCCTGACTTAAACCTGCCTAGACCTAGTACGCCCAACGCCTCGCGGAATACCCTATCTGATTGTTTTTGGTTCTTAACGACACCATCCCCATGTGTGCAAAGATAGTCGTGTATCACCGCCGCCTTTCTGTTCTTAGCGTTAGCTACAGGGACTATCCACCGTAATAACCTTGGCACACTTGCTAGGTCCGTCGTGTATCCAGCAGGCACAGTAACAATACGTCCAAGAATATCACTGTGGTAAACAAGTTCTTCGTGCAGCATCCAGCCTCCGTCAACGGCCTCCGCTACCAAGGCTGTCTCGAAGTGGCTCACTGTTTATCCGTGAAATTGAAATATGCTCCAGCCATAAGTGTTGCTAAAAAGATCGTAGTCAACGCTTGAATGACTGTTTTACCAGCCGTTCGTTTTGCAGTGCGCCACGAATCTAACAACGATCTAAGCTCGGAGACATCAGTCAGCAAATCTTTATCATCGCTAAGTCCAATATCGCGCAAGGCTTTTTTAGCACCAAGCTCGGCAGACTGCTCTATCAAATTAGCCATCTCTTCTTTTGTCACAGGACTGCTCCGTTACTTATACTGCTTCTTCAAGGCGCGGATCAATCCAGTCTACTACCGCTGTCCAAGTGCCGTCAGCCGCGCAGTTGTACTTACAGCCGTACCAATCGTCAGGAGTAGTAACACCCTCGATTACAGTAGAGTTAGAGCTGTTCAAGTCTGCGATGATAAAGTCAAGATTAGCAGGGTCGCCCATCTCGATGTGTTCTGCACTAACTACAACGGAGTAGTCATCTGCAACGAGGTACTTAGAGCAATTTAGATCGTCAATAATAGTTTTCATAATTATCCTTCCAATAGGATTGAGGTTGTTGATAATGCCCTGCCCGCAGGGACGGTTGATACGGTAGCGGAGATAGTTCCGTCACCTTGGACGTAGTAGTCAGTGTTAGCCGTTAAGCCTGTCACGCTAGTACTCACACCACCCTGCACGATAACTGTACCTGTGGCTGCACTGGAGATGGCTGCGTCTGTTATGCCTATGAAGGAGGAGGAGTTTGATGAGCCTACTGTAAATACAACCGAAGTGCCGTAACTGGAGTTGCCATCATCCTCATAAGCAATAACTATTTTATTATTAGTTGAGTCGTAAGTTGCTGATATGTAATTACTGGTTGCACTTTCAAAGACTGTGGGTGTGCCAAAGCTGATGGACGTTCCACTCACTGTTCCTACAATAGCCGTTCCGTAGCTTGATATAGCATAAGCAATAACTATTTTATTGTTAGCCGAGTCGTAGGTTGAGGATATGTAGACACTGCTTGCGCTTTCAAAAACAACGGCAGTGCCGAAGCTGATGGACGTCCCACCCACAGTTCCTACAATAGCTGTGCCGTAGCCTGAATTAGCCTGATCCCGATAAGCAATAACTACTTTACCGCTAGTTGAGTCGTAGGTTGCCGAGTTGCGATTACTGCTTGCGCTTTCAAAAACAACGGCAGTGCCGAAGCTGATGGACGTCCCACTCACAGTTCCTACAATGGCTGTGCCGTAGCTAGAATTACCAGCATCCTGATAAGCGATAACTACTTTATTGTTGGTTGAGTCGAAGGTTGCTGACATGTAATCACTGGCTGCACTTTCAAAAACTACAGCAGTGCCGAAGCTGATAGCTGTTCCACTCACTGTTCCTACGATAGCTGTGCCGTAGTTTGAGTTACCAGCATCCCCATAAGCAATAACTATTTTATTATTAGTTGAGTCGTAAGTTGCTGATATGTAATTAACAAAGGTTGCTGCACTTTCAAAGACAACAGCAGTGCCGAAGCTGATGGACGTTCCACTTACAGTTCCTACAATAGCTGTTCCGTAGTCTGAATTGCCACCATCGTAATAAGCAATAACTACTTTACCGTTAGTTGAGTCGAAGGTTGCTGACATGAGATCACTGGCTGCACTTTCAAAGACAACGGGTGTGCCAAAGCTGATGGACGTTCCACTCACTGTTCCTACAACTGCTGTGCCGTAGCTAGAATTACCAACATCCCGATAAGCAATAACTATTTTATTGTTAGCCGAGTCGTAGGTTGCGGATAAGTCGGCAGTGCTTGCACTTTCAAAGACAACGGGTGTGCCAACCCCCTCTGGAGTCTCAGTAATCGCCTCAACAGTCCCGTCAGCCTTTAAAGCAACAGTAACCCCACTACCCAACGTGCCAGACGCTACGAAATTTGCACTCTTGGCCCCTGCTCCAGCAGGTATTAACTCACTCAAATTGCTCATGTTGTGTAATCCAAGTTAATGCTGGTCGAGGACAAGGCTTTGCCTGCTAGTACGCTAGAGGATGCGGTGGACAGTGTGCCGTCTGATTGGACGTAGTATGTAGAGTTAGCTGTGAGTCCTGTGACGTTGGTAGAGATGCCACCCTTGATTGTTACCGAGCCGCTGGCCGCGCTTGATATAGCTGCGTCTGTTATGCCTATGAAGGAGGTGTTGTTTGATGATGCCAGAGAATAAACAACTGCTGTTCCAAAGCTTGAGTTACCCTGATCCTTATAAGCAATGACTATTTTACCGTTAGTTGAGTCGTAGGTTGCGGATATGTAGGAACTGCTTGCACTTTCAAAGACAACGGCAGTACCGAAGCTGATGGACGTTCCACTCACTGTTCCTACAATAGCCGTTCCGTAGCTTGAGTTGCCAGCATCGCGATAAGCAATAACTACTTTACCGTTAGTTGAGTCGTAGGTTGCGGATATGTAGGCACTCTGTGCGCTTTCAAAAACAACGGCAGTACCGAAGCTGATGGACGTTCCACTCACTGTTCCTACAATAGCCGTTCCGTAGCTTGAGTTGCCAGCATCACTATAAGCGATAACTACTTTATTATTAGTTGAGTCGTAAGTTGCGGATATGTAGGAACTGCTTGCACTTTCAAAGACAACGGGCGTACCAAAGCTAATAGCCGTTCCACTCACTGTTCCTACAATAGCCGTTCCGTAGCTTGAGTTGCCAGCATCGCGATAAGCAATAACTACTTTACCGTTAGTTGAGTCGTAGGTTGCGGATATGTAGTCACTCTGTGCGCTTTCAAAAACAACGGCAGTACCGAAGCTGATGGCCGTTCCACTCACCGTCCCGACTATGGCTGTTCCAAATCTTGAGTTATCCCAGTTCGCGCTAGCGATAACTACTTTATTATTAGTTGAGTCGTAGGTCGCTGAGTTGTAGTTACTGTTTCCACTTTGAAAAACTACAGCAGTACCGAAACTGATACTCGTTCCACTCACCGTCCCGACTATGGCTGTTCCAAAGCTTGAGTTACCCTGATCCTTATAAGCAATGACTATTTTACCGTTAGTTGAGTCGTAGGTTGCGGATATGTAATTACTGCTTGCGCTTTCAAAAACAACGGCAGTGCCGAAGCTGATGGACGTTCCACTCACTGTTCCTACAATAGCCGTTCCGTAGCTTGAGTTGCCAGCATCAATATAAGCGATAACTACTTTATTATTAGTTGAGTCGTAAGTTGCGGATATGTAGGAACTGCTTGCACTTTCAAAGACAACGGCAGTACCTGCCCCCTCTGGAGTCACCCCAACAGCCTCAACCGTCCCGTCAGCCCTTAAAGCAACAGTAACCCCAGACCCCAACGTGCCACTAGCCACGAAATCGACTTGCTTGCCACCCGCGCCAGCAGGTAGTAAATCTGAAAGATTACTCATGTCAAATCCTTCATGTTAATTGTGGTTGCGGAGATCGCTTGGCCTACTTTGACCGCAGGAGATGCACTGGCTGTGGTTAGTGACCCATCTGCCTGAACGTAGTAATCAGAGGCTATGGTTAGCCCTGTCTGAACGGTGTTAATGCCGCCGTAGACGTTTACTGGGCCTGTGGCTGTGTCAGAGATAGCCTCGGCTGTTATGCCTATGAAGTCTGTGTTGGTAGGAGAGCCAACAGTAAAAACAACCCCTTTACCTTCGTAGCCCCCGTCATAATTGCTATACGCAATAACTACCTTATTGTTGGTTGAGTCGTAGGTTGAGGATATGTAGGTGCTGGATTCACTTTCAAAGATTGTGGGTGTGTTAAAGCTGATAGCTGTTCCACTCACTGTTCCTACAATTGCTGTGCCGTAGCCTGAGTTACCAACATTCCGATAAGCGATAACTGTTTTATTAGCGTTTGAGTCATAAGTTGCTGATAAGCCAATTTGGGTGGATGCACTATTAAAAACAACGAGAGTGCCAAAGCTGATGGACGTTCCACTTACAGTTCCTACAATAGCTGTTCCGTAGTATGAGTTGCCAACATCCGCGTAAGCAATAATTACTTTATTATTAGTTGAGTCGTAGGTTGAGGATATGTAGTAACTGCTTGCACTTTCAAAAACTACAGCAGTGCCGAAGCTAATAGCTGTTCCACTCACAGTTCCTACAATTGCTGTGCCGTAGCCTGAATTGTAGGCAATTACTATTTTGTTTGAATTTGAGTCGTAGGTTGCGGATGGATCACTTATACCTACACTTTCAAAAACAACGGCAGTACCGAAGCTAATAGCCGTTCCACTCACTGTTCCTACAATGGCTGTGCCGTTGTTTGAGTTACCAATATCGACATAAGCAATAACCACTTTATTGTTGGTTGAGTCGAAGGTTGCTGATGGGGAATAGGTGTCTGCACTTTCAAAGACAACGGCAGTGCCGAAGCTAATAGTTGTCCCACTCACCGTCCCGACTATGGCTGTTCCAAATCTTGAGTTAGCAACATCCCGATAAGCAATAACTATTCTATTAGCGTTTGAGTCGTAAATTGCTGAGGCTGGTGAGGTGGAAATGTTTGCACTTTCAAAGACAACGGCAGTACCGAAGCTGATGGACGTTCCACTCACTGTTCCTACAATTGCTGTGCCGTAGTTTGAGTTGCCAACATCGTTATAAGCAATAACCACCTTATCGTTAGTTGGGTCGAAGGTTGCTGATATGACGGTACTGGCTTCACCAAAGATTACAGAAGTGCCTACTGTATCCTCCGTAACAGCACTAACAGTCCCATCAGCCTTTAAAGCAACAGTCTGCCCAGAACTTAGAGTTCCACTAGCCACGAAGTCTACAGAGTTCTGTCCACTGCCTGTCGGCAGCAATTCCGACAAATTAGACATTTATACACTCCAGCCAATCGTGCCATCAATGTAGGTCATGGTTATCTCGGCAAAGTTCTTATCGAAAACCAAGTCAGTTGCAGAGCTTGCGATGTTTGAGCCGTTCCGGGCTACGGTAAAAGTAGTGGTAGCTGCTGCACCTGTGCCGTCCTTAACAGTTACCGTGTCTCCTGCGATTGGTGAGGCAGGTAGAGTGATGGTAATACTTCCGGCTGTAGCGGTAACAAACTCGCCTACTGCGGCGGTATAACTTACGCCTTTAAGGATTGGCCCAGCCTCGGTTGAGTTAGCGTTAATAACCGCCGCACCTGCACCTAAGCCGTCTGTGATAAGCATGACCTTAGAGCCACTAGCCACGTCAACCGTAGCGCCTGAACCCTGCTTGATCGTGATGATCTGGCTGCCTGAAGTGGCGTTCTCGATTAGCCACACCTTAGACACT